TTCAATTCTCTTCGGAAACGTCGAGTTACATAAGTAACCCTACAAACCGTGTCTTAGCTTTTAATCGCCTCTTTTATTAAGCCCCCAACCCGTAAGGGAGGTAGGATAATAAAATGGTGATCTTAAAGTTAAGATATTGGGATGTGAAATAAAGTGACCTTCATCTTGTTAGATAAAGATCAAATTATTTGACATCTTAATATGTCCCGTAAGGCCTCTCTCGAGGGGATCTTACTGAGATTATATTTTGATTTTAAATAAGAAAGTCGCTTTAACTTTACTATCTTTCACACGTGTAACCGGCACAACTCATGGATTTGAGCTCTGCATGTCACATACATGTGCGATTGGTAGGGCAAAAGCAGTCTTCTTACCTCCCGTCTCACTTTACTGTGATACAACGGAAGTAGAATTCTGTTCTTGCTTCATTTCTTCATACTAGCAACAAAGCGGCTAGTGTGATCCTAGGAATCCCCTGCAATGGGTGAAAACTAAGACTAAATAAATTCATGAAAAATATAAAATTTATATCTTTAAAGAACTTATTTAGAGATGAAGTAAGATCAGAGCCTATGGTATCGCTTAATAATTCTATTGAATTATTAGCCTTGGCGACTAAACTTGGTTGAAGAGTTTCTTTAACTTTGTTTGGTCGTCGAGGAAGAACTAGCTTTCGTTCTAGACAGATTCACAACTTCTTTAACTACATTTTACGTTTTAACCGTAAACATGGAGGGAAAGTAGTTGTTTCTTATCTAAAATTTAGCCAACTCGCAATACAAAAGGCGATAGCAGGTAATAAAGTAAGATCTCTTCGAGAGATAGATCCTACACTTTCATTACCCCGTTTGACTAGTTCAGGTTTACCTCGTTACATTCCTTTATCGGAAAGACGAGCTATAATGAATGGATCAGTTTCTACTATTAGATTCTGACTCACTCTCTATGGCGTATATAGAATTATTTCTATACCCGGAAAACTAAAACTTAGTACTATAACGGATCCGTTTTCAGGTTCTAAGGAAGGTCTTCAAAAAGTTTCTCATGAGCTGGCAGCTATTGCTGCGAGTTCTTTGAAAATGTTTGATTTATCTATCCTTAAATCTGATCCTGGATTACTATTACTAGAAACATCTTCTAGTACAACTTCAGTTTCTTGACTTGGAATCTTTACAGACCCTTTTAAACTAGCTAAGGCTGGTTTAGGACAGGTTTGTTTGGATTACATGCAAGAACTGGGTTATTCTAGATTATTGGCCATGTGAGTTAAGATCTTTAAATACTATAAATTAGTAGAAAAGACTTGTTCACTATCTCAACACAATGCTTTAAAAGAGCATGGTGCTGTTGGACAATTATCTAGAAAACTAGAAGCTGCCGGAAAGGTTAGAGTGTTTGCTATGGTCGATATATGAACTCAATCATTATTGAAACCATTGCATTCTATGCTAACTTCTTTCCTGGGATCACTACCTAATGACGGTACTCGAGATCAAATCGGCTCTTGAAAGAGAGCTGCATCGAAATCTAAAGTAGGCCGTTCATATGGGTATGATCTTTCTGCCGCTACTGATAGACTTCCAATTTCTATTCAAGTTTCTATTCTTACTCCTATTATAGGAGAGAAGGTAGCAAAACTTTGAGCGAAATTGTTAGTCGAACGTGATTACAATCTAAAGCTTGAGAAAGGTGAAGATCCTAAAGGTTTAAGATTTTATAACTTACGTTATAAAGTCGGACAACCAATGGGAGCTTTATCCTCTTTCAATATGTTAGCTGTAACCCATCACTTTTTAGTTCAATTAGCTTATCTAAGGACTCTTCCATCTTATAAAAGTAGTGAAATACTTTTATTCTTTGGAGATCACAAATGATACGATAATTACGAAATAACTGGTGATGATTTAGTATTGTTTGATGAAAATGTTGCTAACGCATATCTCTCTATTATGAAAGATATCGGAGTGCCCATAAATCAAACTAAAAGTGTTATTGCAAGTAAACCAGCAGTGGAATACTTGAAAGTAACAACTTTAAATACTAAAAACGTTTCTGCTCTTTCTTGACGAATGTTGATATCCAATAATTCATTTATGGGTCGTATCAATACTGTATATACTCTATTAGATAGAGATTATATCGGTAAAGGTGGACTTGTGAATTGATTAGGAGATACAACATGTCAGGCTGTTGGAAAAGGTAACATTTCTGTTACTTTATTCGCAACCTTGACAAAATTCTGAAAGTCTGGAGCAATATCATTAGTTAATGTATTCGACGCAGTTGTGGATAAAACTGACACTACAAAGTCTTTAAAAAGTAATATTATTAAAGGAACAAATAAAGATTATTTATCTTTATTAGTATCATCTTTAATCAATAAAACTCCTTTGAGACTTCGTAAGACAGTTTTCTCTAATGATGCTCTTCATTGAGTTAATGAATATATGAAACACAAAATGAAAATTAATGTTTCTGCATTCAAAGACTCTAAGGATTTATCTTATGAAGTAGCTCATTATCTTTTCCCTGATTCAGTAGCTGACTCGCTATCGATCAATGAAAAGACACAATATGTGGGCCTTCAAGTTGCTTTCTACAATATGCTATGAGATGAAGTCTTCTTTCCTCTATTTAAAAGGTTAGAAAGACCAATCCCATATACAACTTCATTAGAAGAAACTTTCGAGTTTACTGAGAGTTTAGATCGCTATTGGGAAACCAAAGCTATCTTATCTCGTGCACAACAAAAGTTATCTGATAATGTACCAGTACCTAAGAAACCAAAATTCACTATGAATTTAATTTCTATGGCTCTGAAAGCTGCAAATTGGAGAAGACAACAAGAAGCTATTAACAATCGTAATAAGTATATCAAATTTGATACTAGATTCTCTTTCGAGAATACTGTCGTCAAACCAGATATCCCTAGAAACAATCGTTATTAGTAATGAAACAAGAATATTCTTTATTTTATGAATCAGTGATAGATTTTCTTCATCTATCGCTATTCCTATAAAGAATCCCTTAACTTGTAGAAGGAAAAGAGTGTATTAATAAATATTTATTATTATATGTAATGAATTATATCTAATAAGCCCCCAACTCGAAAGAGAGGTAGGATATTGATATAATCAACATTGCAATAATTTAAATATCATTAATATATAATCTATTTAGAATGAAAGTTCGTTCACGGAAGTGATATCCGTCAATGATCCTTCATCTCTAGATAAGTTATATACAATAGGCTAAGGAATTAGAACAGGGGTTGAAAAAGACCACCTACTAATGCCCAGACTTACTGAGTATAGTTATCTATAGATTACGGTTTGGCTAATTGATTGCAATAAAATGCGATTGAGAGGCGGTTACCGAAGTATGAAC